AACAAGTAATGAAGTTTTAATTATGGCATACTAAAAAACAAACGAAGCTTATTAAGCATTGGAAAGACAAAGGTTATTTTGTTATTAATTCTTGTTAAAGATTACACCTATAGGACTTCCAGACTTGGTAGCCTTGAAGCCTAATGAGGTTATATTTATTGAATCAAAAGAGAAATGGGATAAGTTAAGTCCTTTGCAAATTGCAAAAATAGAGATATTAAAAAACTTAAATTTAAGGTCTATGTCAACGAAAATGAATATTAATCCTTGTGAAACTTATAAGTCTCCAAAGGGATTGGATTATAGAGTTACAGGCGTTGAAATGGTAGAAAAGTCTGGTCGCTGGATAGATGGAGTGTTAAGGTATCACTGGTTAGTTTCCATTTGTTTTTTGAATTCTGATAAGAGGTTAACTTTAGAATATGATTACAACGAAAAATAATTAAAAAGTTTAACACATAGTTTGTTTGTTTATTTGTTTATATATTGTATATTCGTATAAAATTTAAAACTATGAAACTAAAAGAAGCAATACAAATATTAAAAGACCATAATGAATGGAGAAGGTTCAACAGTATTGATTTACCAAAAAAATCTGATCCTAAAATGGCTCAACCTAGAGAATTAGGCATAGCAATTGACACAGTAGTTAAGCATTTTGAAACCCAAAATATAGTTAATAACTGCGAGGGTTGCGGAATTGAAACAGAAGATAAAAGCAGAACATTGCGAAGTATGCGAATGTAAAGGTAATGAAGCTTATAAGGAATAATAACAAAAATGGACAGACTTAAAAAACCAAAAGACTTCTTAGAAAAAACTAAGATTGACAGATAGCGATTACCAAGATAGTGGAATGATAAACCATATCGCAGACCTTTTAGAAAGGTACAGTACCGAGCAATTAATTTTACACGGTGTTGTAGACGACTAAGTATAACAAACGAAAAATTTTAAGATATGAAACCACAAGACTATATTGGAAAGAAAGCGACTTACTTTGAATATGGCACTCAAATATTTGGAGAGAACGAAAAAGGAGAACTACAAATGATATTAGATGTAAGAGGTTGGGGAGCAATCCAAAAATTATTTAAAAGGTAATGCACAAAAAGCATCGGACTTCCAAGATGAATTGGGAGCGTGGTTTGTTGATGCGATAAATGAAAAATTGGAACGAGAAAAGTTTCTTCGGAAACAAAGCAAAAAGAACAGGCTCTACTTGACGATAAAGTAAAAGAGCTAGGATATAAGAGTTGCTTTGATTACATTTCACAGCATGGAGCAATAAGCTTTAGAAATAACATATTAGCAAACTAAATAAATAGAAACTATGAATACAGAAACAACTTACAAGAAAGCACAGAACAGGCATTAACTATACCTGTTGTTATGCCCAGTTTTTAACACACCCATACGCTCAAGTAGTATGCACAAATAAAGGTGAGCTTAATTATGTTTTAGAATGGGCTAAACAGAATGGAAAAGAAGTGAGTGAACATTATTACAAGGTTGAAAAATTCCCTTATCACTTATTTTTTGGAAGGTAAAATAGTTGGATGGACTGATTCAACAAACAGAATAGGTGACAAGTTTTCGTTTAGGGAATTTGTTGATGGTGTAAATTGGGCATAACACCCGTATAAAGAAACGTTTTAATGTTTTTATACACTGTTAGCACAATTTTAAAAACTCCAAAAAGGAAACATTGTTGGAGTTTTTAATTAGATAGCTCCCGTATTTTTGAAGCAGATAAAAGAAATATGTCTGTTTTTCAAAATGCGTTAAGATCAGTAGTTAGCTCTCCAACATTGCTTCAGGGCTTTCCTAGTTTTGGTTACGGTAGCTTAACGCAATCTGCGAATAAGTAAATGTAAGCAGCTCGTTAACGCTTTTCCGCATTTTACAGTGGAATAGACATGATTGCCAATTCTATTGCCATACTTCCACATTCTGTCATTCAAAAAACGGACGATACAGTTTCCTACCTTAAGGATCACCCGGTTCATAAATTACTTAATACTAGACCAAACTACCACCAGTCTGCTTTTGGCTTTAAACACCAAATAGCTGCAACGGTATTATTAAGGGGTAATTTTTTGCTGGTATTGTGACCGATGAATCTGGTAACAAAACAGCCTTAAACTTTTGGGACTCAAATCTAGTAACGGTTATAGATCATGAAAATGAATTGTACTATGAGTACAAAGGTAAGATGTACAAATCTTATGAGGTGCTGCATATACCGGGCTTTTCATTTGATGGGAAGTTAGGTAAATCTGTTTTAGAATTTGCAGCAGATAATCTTGGTGTTACACTCAATGCACAAAAATTTGGCTCTAGCTCTCTAGAAGATCAAGGCCTTAGTTATGGGGTAATTGAAACCGATAAAGTTCTAAAAGCTCCTGCAAAAGATGCTATAGGTACAGCTTTTGAAAAAAGGCTTACGACTATGAATAAGCATAGAGCAGCAGTACTGGATGAAGGGATGCAATATAAAAGGATAGGTCTTAATCCTGAAGAATCAAAATTTATTGAAACCTACGCCAGTGGTACAGAAGATATTGCCCGGTGGTTACACATCCCAAATCACAAATTAAGAATAAAAGGTGAGGGCGGTTATAACTCTATGGTGCAGATGGAGCAAGACTATCTACAATCTGCTGTAAAACCTATTGCCCAAAAGATTAAGGAAGAATTGGACTTTAAACTTTTACAAATTCTGAAAAAGAAAGTACGATAGCAATAGATCAAAACTTTAAGATCTTACTGCAAGTCGATCCAAAAAGCAGAGCAGAATACTACAAGTCTATGGTATTCCTAAAAGCAATGACTCCCAACGAAATAAGAAAATTGGAAAGCATGAATCCTTATGATGATGGCGATCAGTTCCTACAAATGTCCAATCTTCTTAACGAAGAACAAATGAAAAAACTATTAGCTGATGAAAGCAAAGGATAAAATACAAGTAAGAAATGCACAAGTGCGTGCAGATAGTATCAATGAAGCAGAAAGAACTGCTGACTTTGTGATTTCTAGCGAAGCAGTAGATACTTATAATACTGTTTTCAAAAGTGATGGATGGCTCCTTGATCGCTACCAAACAAATCCTATTGTGTGTTACAATCATAATCATAGGGATGCAGATAGTGTCATTGGTACTTCAGAAGTTTTTATTGAAAATGGTTTTGTGATAGGGCGTGTAAGATTTGAAGATGCAGAAAACAATCCTCTAGCAGAAAAGATTTTTAATAAGGTTAAGAATAGAATAATTCGTGGAGCTTCCATAAGTGCTGAAATCTTAGATGGCAGATATGGACTAGAAGATCTTAATGAAGATCCCGATGTTTTGTATTTCACACAGCAAAGACTACAAGAATGGTCCATCGTTGCTCTTAACTCCAATCCAGATGCATTGGCTAGAAATACAAATGACCTAAATGAGATTCGAAAAGAATTTACACCAGATACATCTGCAGACTCTGCCGAGGATGATACAGATGAAGAAAAAAGAACTTCAGAATTTGATGTTTTTGAAGCTCAATTACTAATCAATAAAAATAATACCCATGCTTAAAATTGCACAGTTACAACAGGAAAGAGCTTTAAAAACTGAAGCCCAAGAAGATCTGGTCAAGGCCAGAAAAGAAGGTGATGGAAAATTCACCGATGAACAAAGAACCCAATTTGCAACTCTCCAAACTGAAATCGAGGCACTAGATGCTGACATTGCAGAAGAGAGACAAATTGAAGACTTCGAAAAAAGAGCTGCAGCCCAAAAAGGTGAGCGCAAAAGTGGTGCTAAACCAAAAGGTGAAGAAGCTGAAAAGCGTGAAATCACGGAGCGTGCATCCATTACCAAAGCTTTTAGAAGTAAAGGCATTTTGGAAGGTGCAGAAAAAGAACTTAATGAAATTGGAATCGAGGCCAATAGAGCTGCAGGAGTAGAAACTCCAGATAATGCAAGATTTACCATCCCTATGTCTGCTTTACGGGCTCAATCTGTCACCGGTGATAGTGGTGAAAAGGGAGGTCAATTGGTTGTAGATCAAACTCCAAGAGTGCAAATGCCTTTTCAACCAGCAACTTTCTTGGAGTCTCTTGGAGCTACAAGATTAAGCGGTTTAACTGGAGGATCTATTCCCCTTCCTGTTGGACAAAAGTACACCATGCAATGGTTAGCAGAAAATGCTGCTATTACTCCACAAGATAAGAACTTTACTGGCCCAGAACTTTCTCCAGAACGTTTGGGTGGCGCAGTAGATGTTTCTAGAAGACTTATTCAACAGTCTAGTCCAGATGTAGAAAGCCTTGTAAGACAAATGATTTTGCGAGCTTATGAGACTTCTCTAAATGCTGCAGCAATCAACGGAGCTGGATCTGGCAACGAGCCAGAAGGAATTTTGAACAAGGCTGGAACAGTCCTTTCTTCTGTAACAGAAGCGGAAGCTGCAAAATGGGAGCATGTCACTGAGCTTATGGGATTAATTGATGCCGATGATGCAACAGAAGTATCTAGAGGTTATATAATGTCTCCGCAATTAAGAGCTGCTTACATGAGCACACAGAAAGATGCTGGATCTGGTCGTTTTGTAATGGACAGAAGAGATGAACTTAATGGATATAACGCAAGTGCGACTTCATTAATGCCAGAACTTAGCGGAAATCAAGTCTTAATTTACGGAGACTTTAGTAAATTGTTTATTGGAGAATGGGGCGCAGTGTCTTTACTGGAAGATCCTTATTCTGCTTCTTTGAGTAATGCCATTAGATTGGTAATT